CCCGAAGGATTCCCCTCCATATCCGTGTCTTCAAAACCCTCCAAGTCCAAGTCAATGTGGCATTCCAATAAGGTATAAGAGTCATCAGAATAGTTCGGACGTAGTCCCAACAACTCATCAGCACGTTCTTGGATAGCTCCATCATCTTCGCTATCGTCTGCTTCAGATAATTCAACATCTTTATAAACTCCCGCTACTTGTAGTTTGCGAATATCATTATACGACATTCTAACAACATGTGTCACCCTCTCCGCTGTTCTTAAATCACTAGCCGAGTACGGAACAACCATATCTTCAGCTGGAACAAACTTGGAAACGGCTCTCTGCTTTGTTTCATCAAAATAAACTTTTTTAAATGTAGATCCAGTTAATGGCAAATAAAATAACATTTGATCTGTGTCTGGATCATACTCCTCCATGATCTCAGTAATCTGATAATTCATGAAATCTTCTACACGCTGTGCCTGTGCTTCAGTCTCCTGTGTCGGAGTTCCTAGAACCTGCGTCTTTACAGGCCCACCACTTGGCAACATCTCTTTATATGATTGTGCTTGAAACTGCGTAACAGCTTCAGAAAGTAATGGGTGTGTTACACCACTTGCCCCTAAGAAGGGTTCACTTCGATCCTCGTAATTAATTCCAAGTAACCCTAATCCCTTCGCAATAGCCTCTTCCCAATCTTCCCTAGACTCAACATCCTCTCGGAATTTGGCTCGTATATCTGATGATAACTCTCCCAAAACTGAATCGTCAAGAACCTCTGCAAGATTGGCTCCATGGTCATATGGCTCTGCTTCAACTTCTACTACCTCATCACTCGCTAATTCAATTCCTTCTGGTAACTCGTCAGTGGTCGATGGTAATTCGATCTGGAGACTATCTTCCTCTGGCATCATACTGCCACCCCCGCCCATTGACTGTTCGACCATTCCTGCTATTTGTCTAGGTTCCGCCATTATGTTATCCTCGTTTTTTTACTNTTTGTAGGACGTAGTCTATCCGAAAATCGATTAGTAACGGTTTTACCCTTGCCCTTTTTCACTGTCTTTTTCTTAGACATTAATAATACTCTCTCGCTTTACGAGGAAACCAGTTTTCTGGAATCTCCTCACCTTGTAAACTAATAAACCCGCCTTGTCTAAACCTCATTAAGGCCATCGTCATACTATCACAATAGTCATCATGATCGCCATTGGGAAATGAAGCAATCTCTTCTATAACCTCGTCAGCAAACCTTTCGTCAGGATACCACACTTTTCCTGATTCGAAAATAGGCGATACAATATGCATCCTTGTCGTTTTATCCAAGTTACCCCCTTTTCGTCTTCCAGGACTAAATGTGGCAACTGGTAAATTAATTAACCTTAGTTCATCAGCCAGTGGTTGTCCACTCGCTTTTGCCTCTATCAACATCATGTCCGGTTCCCAGTATTCATTCTGCTCTACAGCAATCTCTTTTAACTCCGGAAAATTCCAACGACCCTTAACCGCATTAAGCAATATAATATGCTGTTCACCATCTTCCTTTGGTTCAAATATTCCCCAAGTCGTTATCGCTGAATAGTCAGCTGTCTCCTTCTTACTGTAAGCCGTATCATAACTCTGAATTATATAGTCCAATCGTGGCGTGTCCTCTCGTTCCCATAAATTCCACCACTCACGCTTGACCATGGCAACTTCGTCAGAAGTCGGATCTTGTTGCCACTGAGCATTCCACTTGCCGGGGGACAATGAAGCCTTGACCTTTAATAACTCGTCCTTTTTCCAGAACTCATGCCACAATGGTTCCCCCGATGGTAGGATGGCAGGAAACTCGACAATTTCCCATTGATCAGCCATAGTGTCTTTTGCTTGAGCTTGTAATAATCGCCCCGTCAGGTCTTTCTTCGACCATCTGGTTTGCACAATTATTATGGTACCCCCCGGTTGAAGTCTTTGACGAGGTCCAGACGTATACCATTCATAGGCAGTATCATACGCATTTGCAGATAACGCATCTTGTTCCGAGTGAGGATCATCAATAATTAATAAATCAGCACCACGACCTGTCATTGCAGCACCCACCCCGGCTGCAAAATATTCCCCACCGGCACTAGTCTCCCAACGACCCGCTGCCTGGCTATCCTGTTTCAAGTCCGTGTTGGGGAAGATCTCAGCATATATGGGATCGGCAATGAGATCTCGGACTTTCCTACCAAACCTTACAGCAAGTTCAGTATTCATGGTAGCCTGTATTATTTTTAATTTAGGATTACGCCCCAAAAACCAAGAAGGCATAAGATATGATGCAAATTCAGACTTAGAATGTCTGGGGGGCATGTTTACAATAAGTCTTTTCAACTTACCTTGAGCGATGGCTTCCAATTTTTCTGCGATAATTCCGTGATGCCTACCTTCTATAAACCCATCATACACATGTTTTGCGTACGCCATGAACTTTTCACGAGCTACCTCACGAGTTTCAATTCTTTTCTTTTGTTCCTCCAGTAACAAGAGTTCTTTAAGAACATCGTCTGGAAGGGTTTGTAAATTAACTGACATATCCGAACGATAATACATTTAAATGAATTTATCAATCAAACTTATTACACCTATGCCATACATGTGTGCCCCCCATATATGTGGTGGGGGGGGGCTAGTATAGTTAAAAGCTGATATGGAATATCACACAGTAACGCTAGATAGTTAACATGTTAACAAAACGGTCATAGTTAACATGTTAATTAAATAGTTTAATTTAATTGTAAATAGTTGTAATTAGTTGTTGACTATTATTATATTATGTGTCATTAATATATTTATATTAACAAAGCAAAAAAGCTGCTTAACAATGAAGAGGAAAACAAAATGATACGAATTAAAAACGAACCTAATTGGGAAAACATGTTTGATTTAACTGTAGCAATTGCTAGGTCTGAAATTAAAAATGAAGGTCAACAAAAAATGGTAGTTGAAATGCTACTTTATGGAAAAAGATTACATGTAGCTAATGAAGAGGAAAAAAACAATGAAAAGTAATACATTTCAAAAGAATATCCAATATAGTTTAGAAGACGTAAACTTTAGAAATATGCGTGAAGAGTATATTGCAATAGAAACTTGTGCAAAGTTATTTAATGATAAGTTAAAGAAACTTAAAAAAGAAATTAAAGATAACATTGCAGACTATTCTAATGATTTTTATATTACTGACGCTGATGTTAAAGAGCATGTAGTTAAAGCACATGTTAGATCAACATTAAAATTAATAGCTAAGTAATCAATAGAGGAGCTGAATAATTCAGCTCCTCATAACAATGAAGAGGAAAAAACAATGAGTAAACATTTCATAACAAGTGACGGAATTAAAATTGACGGCTTTGAAAATGCCACTGATTTTAATAAAGCGTTAAGAGAATGGGAAGAAAAACAAGCTGAATTAAACAATAACAATGAAGAGGAAAAAAACAATGAGAAATAAATATAAAGAGATCGAACAGCAAAATAGTTTAGGCCATCAATTAACGGGAGTTATTTGTTTTCTAAGTGGATTCGGTTTTACTTGGATGGCATGGTCAATTGGAATACCATTAATAAATGATTTGTATGAATTAACGGCCGTTGCATTATTTGCATCAATAGGAATGGTTACATCTTTATGTGGATTAGGTTTAATCTGGAAACATAGGAGTAAGTAAATGTATCAAGTAATAAATGACGATGGAGATAATTTAAGTGATGAGTTTTATGAAACAAAAAATGATGCCAAAGAGTTTATTATGTGGCATTTTAGATGTTTAAAAAGAGATGGTTTCTTAGAAGGCGACACTTTCAATGATTTTAAAAAAGAATGCTACATAATAAAATCAGATTAAAAACTTTCCTCCAAGAAAAAACCCGGCTTTCGAGCTGGGTTTTTTTGTTTCTTCTTTTTTTATAAACGGTCATGGATCGCAGGACGCAGGGAAAACAATTATTATTTTGGTCGACCAAAACAAGAGAAGGACGCAGGGAACACCAATAAAAATTTAGTTAACATGTTAACTACCTACGGTCATTCCCTTCG